CGCTCGCAGTCGGACCTAAGATAGTAGATTCAAAGCCACGTTTGAATTTGCGTTTAGTTTCTGCCATTTCCTCACCAGTTTGATTACTCATATTCGTTTGAACAGTTGGAGCTGGAGCAGGTGGTGTATAGTTAGCAGATGCACCTTTCATACACATCTTTATCCCTCACTTTCTAAATTAAAAAGGATTGTAACTTGTATTAGCTACAATCCTATTGCCTGTTTCGCTTTTTTTAACGACGCGCGCCGCAAACGTCAAGGCGAGGGCGTCACCTTTGTTCGGAGACGGCAACCCTCGGTCTTTCATATCTTTTTTACTTTCAAGCTGAATGCGACCATTCTTATCAATGATCGCTTCTGGCCCTACGATGTCATCGTATAAGGCTTGGTCATTCGGTGGTATCGAACCACCTTCATGGAGCCATTCTTTCATCTGGCCCCACATGTACGCCCTCATATTAAGATATACAGGGTCATTACTCTTACCGCCAAATTCAATTAGCCGCCATTTGCGGCCTAATTGCTTACCAATGGAATATATCCCTGTGCCGTACCCCATATCAATGAATACGGCATCAGCTTTGTATTCGTCCTCGAACTGAGCAATTAATTGAGCCATACGCCAGTCATCATCATTCTTAGGAATCGACGCCAGCGACTTCATATAGTAGCCTTGCCGCATAACTATTTCTAAAGAGTCGGAACCGGTCCACGCAGGATCCACACCAATGATTACAGGTAAATGGTCAAATGCTCCCGGTTTATAAGATTGCTTTTGTGCCTTATCCGCAATTTCAGTAGAGATAAACTGTAAATCTGATGCGGAAGGAAACACACCACGGACACGAACTTTAAAGAAGTCAGAATCCTCACCGTAAGCCTCTAACCATTCCTCAATCTTAGCTTTGTTAGATATTTTAACGGTACGACTATCAATCTGATATGTATTCCAGAATTTTCTATACTTCCTAAAACATTCACGGAACCGCCCACTATTACGAGTAGGGTTTCCAAATGCGCACCAAATGATTTCAGTGTTAGCATCTGTAAGAGCCCCTTCAGTAACTTCCCAAATCACATCATCAATTGCCGATGCTTCATCAAATAGAACTAATATCCGATTGCCTTGATTATGTAGACCTGCGAATGATTCAGGGGAGTTCTTACTCCAAGGAATGGCATCGATGCGCCATGTCTTTTCATAGTCTTTATCGCTACAAAATATAGCTGTGGCCGTGTAGGTAAACAAATCTTTGGCAATGAACATATTGTGCCATTTGCTAAGTTCTGGCCATGTTTTAGTTCTGAGCTGACCTTCTGTGTTGGCTGTAACAACGCCACGAGTATTCTCATGAGTAGATATAGCAAAATGAATAAGCCATGATATCAGTGCAGATTTACCGATACCATGGCCAGATGCTACCGCCTCTTGAATGGCGGTTTGTAATGACTTACCTTTCTTTAATTGTTCGCCGATGTCTTTTAAAATTTGTATTTGCCATTCATCGGGCCCTTCCATATTCTCTAATGGAGTTCCCGGTTCTCCCCAAGGATAGGCGAAATATACAAATGCTAACGGATCATGTGTAAGAGCGCCTAATGCCTCTATTAACTCATCATGTTTTTCCATTAGCTCTCTCCCGTGCAGCTTTCAATTTATCCATAGCAGATACCGTAAGCTCACCTTTGACATCGATATTTTTCGTATCCCTCCATTTTTCAGGATTTCGGTTCTTCAACCAGAATATTTGAGCTGTAACGTCTGGGGGCTGTTGTTTCTTTACAACTTTAACGAGCTTTCCATTCTCGTATGTTTTTTCTTCATATTCGTAACCCATAGCACGTTTATGCAATGCATTTTCGACTTCAAGATCAATCACTTCCTTCCCTCTTTTAAGGGACTGTAAAAAAGGTAAGGAATCCTTTTTCCAGTTATACAAAGTTTTGATTGAAATCCCTATATTTTTTGCTATCTGCTCATCAGTAAGGCCATCACGAGCCCAACCTTCTGCACGCAATAAATTATCTGGGTCAGTTAGCCAGTTTTTTTTATTTACTCGCAATGATCATCACCTCACTTTAATGTATTACCGCCCTTGCGAATCATCTTCCCATTTTTTCTTACACATAATCCACATGAATTTTTACTAGCACTTGAATGCGTAATATAGGATTGACATAGGCCATCATAAAATATTTCATTGGCCGTACATATTCCATTTTTATTATTCAAGCATTTGTGCTTGATGCAGTGTATTTGTGTCATAATTATTTTTGGTAGCAAAAAAGGCACATCAATTACGATGCGCCTTTTTGCGTTTGGTACTCTAAATGCTTAGGAGATGAACTCATGTTCTTCCACATACAATATATCATAGATATAGGGGGCTTAAAAGGTCGGAATTAGCCGATTTAAGCCGATTTAAGGCGGAGTTTATAACCTAATTCAAGAAGAGCCAATTTCTTATATTCTTTTCCCTGAGATTCACCATATCCCACAAATGCGTAAGCCTCTTTAGCCGACATACCATTAATATATTGTTGCATGAGAATAATGGATCCAAATGTATTCGTTAACGAATCTATCATATGGCAAGCATCATCACGTTTAGTAAGTAGTTCATGAATCTGACGTTTGTACCTCATTTCCATCTCAAGTAACCGGTTAATATCATCTTCAATACCAGATGGTTCGCCACCATCCACTCGTTCTTTACCATAATTTACAGCACGTAATGATGTGATATCGTTTTTAATGCGTTGGATATTACGCTTTAACGACTTAATCCGTAATGCTGCTTTACTTGCCTCATGCAGGTACTTATATGCTAGCTCACGATATTCCTTTTTGCTAAGTTCTACCATAGGACCACCACACAAACAATATTTAATACAAACAGAATACTACATATCACCATATCCCGTATTTGAGATCTAACAATTTTTTGTAGTTGCATTCTATATGTATCAGAAACCATAAAGTGCTTTAATGCATCTGCTTCACGATAGGAGTAGTAAGACATTTTAAAAATAACCACAAGGCAAATCGCTAGTAGAATGTTTATAATAACCATTTCATTCATCAGTATCACCTACTAATTTTGCATATTTCCAGCTACAAGTATCATTGGCACTATCGATGCTCCATGATGTACATCCACACAACCAAGTTTCTACAATTCCATTTGTATATCGTGCAAAATATCTAGGTTTCCAATCCACCTTATTTTGACTAACCAATATAGGTGTATCAACCTTTACTTTAGACCAATCAATAAAGCCTAATTCTTTTGCAATATTTAAAACTTCGTTTCCCTTTATTTTAGGAAATACACTTTTCAAACAATTAGCATATTCAAATTTATTACAACTGTAAATATTTATATAGCCTGATTCCATATCCACCATAGGCATTGTATTGGTTAAATATAACTCTCCATTATACCGACATGCACAATATCTCCAGCCATCATCATATAGCTTTTGTAACAGCCATTTCTTCCCTAGTTCATCGCTAGTCATAATCTTCTACCTCTCTATAAGTCGTTTCGAATTCATTTACCTCATGAACTTTAATTTTACCTTTATGATCTTTAACAATATAATTACCTTTAAAACATTCGATTCTTCCATCATCTGTTATGATTTCTAATGATGCGTTTTCATACCAATCAATACCAATTACATCACCAATAAAATCGACTATTTCCATAACGTTAGTGCCGTTATATTGCACAGCTTGAATTTCATTAACCCTTTTCTCATATCGTCTAAACACTTTCTATTCAACCTTTCTTCCTCTTAGTTACCCACACGCACCAGTTTCCGCTATATAGCTTTTTAATTTAGGTTTATCATCATTATCTAAACCATGTACATTTTCAATTTCCGCTCTAATTTCAAGAATATTTAGATACTCTCCCATAATAGCTTTTTGCCTACGCAACAAATCTATAGGACACATTGGTTTAAAATCTAAAGTTCCAGCATCATATTTAACAATCATTCTGTGAAGTTTATTGTAACGATCTTTTAATTCCTTATACTCTCCTCTAAATCTAGCTTGCCATTCAGGTTTACTAATACTTAATTTATTTTTATTTTCTTCGTTCATTTTACTCACCTCTTATAACAGGGCGGATATTTCACCGCCCATATCCTTTACATAATTAACCCATTCAGCTCAACACGTGTTTAAACATCATAATTGTAATTCCTATTAATATTGTAAATATCCAAACAATCACACATACCAATAACGTATTAAAAAAGCTATCTTTCTTACACATTTTTTATTCCTTTTGATATTCAAATATAATTTCTGTTTTTGGTGCGTTAATCATCATGATCACGCTATGATTTGCTGGCGATTTTTTGCGTTCGCCATTTTCACTTATAAACTTAATTCTTCTTGTAGGCACAAAGATACTTATATTAGTTTGTCTATATAGTTTGTGTCTTTGTACCCCCCCAGTGTATCTATGGGTAATATCAGTACACACGGCTTGCCGGTTTCAATGCACCTTGCTATAACTTCATCTTTATTGCTATAAGGTGGATTAGTGATTAAATAATCAAATTCATAATCTTTTATTAGAAAATCATTAATCCCATATATAGCCAATGGATCATAGTCTTGAGTAATTACTTTTACGAAATTGCTTTTATCTGTATCAAATGGCATCAATACCCTATCACCACTTTTAGGTGGATATACACTGAGCATCATTCTTACAACTTCAACTGGTGTATACCATTCATCAGATTTAGCACCATTAATTAATGCTTGTTTCATTATTCACTTTTAATACACACATTTTTAGTTTTGCAATACACATCAACATATGTTTCATTGCGATCACCATTGTGTGTAACTTCTACATATTCATCAATACTAGGACCACTTACTAAAGCTTTCCAATTTTGCAAGGTTTTACAAAACCATACAACGTACATGAATTCTAATTCTTCAAATCCATGTCCATTTTCTGCTAACACTTTACGAGCTGCTTCAATTGCTTTTGTTTGTAATTCGTACATGTTTTTAGTCTCCTTTATCAAATCCGATTTAATGCTTTCCACTCACTCAACGTAAAAGTGGAAATACTATGTTTTTTAGCATATTCAAATTCACCTTTACAGCCACGGCTAGATTGCCATTCTGGACACAACACTAAAATGTCACATTGCCCAAGTAGACTTAAACAAATATCTAAACCCCTTTGGTAATCGTCACCAGTTAGATATACATAACCGAAGTTATGAATTGGAGAAATATAGTCATGACTGGTATCATTTAAAACCAAATCCCTCATGATCACATCAATCTTTTTACGATTGCTTTCCTTGCCCCCATATGGATGAGCGACATAAACTAATTTTTTCTTCATAGCATCAACCTTTCAACGTTTCAATATGTACCCAAATCCCTGTGACTGGATTCCAATACTTTTCTGTAATTTCACTACAAACTTGAGCATCATCATTCCAGTACTTCAACTTGGTCATACAGTCCTTAAACAATTTAATAAGATTATCTGTATCTGGCCGAGTGGTTTTCCAATGTGGCACCTTACAATTCGCTTTACCGAAACACCACTTGGTAACCAATCGAATAGGTCCCTCTAAAGGTTCACTAGGAACATGATCAGCTAAACCATCTAAGAATATTTGTTTAGCATGTTTCAACTTATCTGATTCATAAAAGATAGGCTTACCATATTGTATATTTACCTGTTTTGTCTGATGTGTAACAGTAGGGACCTGTTTAAGAGGAATAAAAAATTCAATAATCAATAACCAATCCTCCTTTATTGAGAATTTAATTGATAATAACCAATACAATTTTTCAAAGCCCTTTTGTAATGTAGGGTTCAACCTAAGGGGAAGAGGTAAGAAAAGGATGATTTTAGAAATCCTTTTCCTTACCCCCTTAGCTTGAATCCACCTTACATTGGGACACAAACAATAACAACATACACTTATATATATAAGAGCGTTTGTTGTTACTATTGTTAACCTAAAAGTACCTTTACGGATTAACAATCTTCCGGTTTAAACAACTCTCCTTTATCAACATTTAAGATTGGTGTTTCTCTTAAATATCGCCGAATAGTCATTTCGCTAACTTCCATAATTTCGGCTACCCGTTTAATATCTGCTCTACCGTTAAAACCATTTTCAGCAGCGGCAATATTAAAGGCATCTACCAGTTGCTCTTTTTTCTTTTCCTTAGCAGCTTTTTTGCGTTTGTTTATAACATTAGCGCCTTTTTGTTGTGGACTATCAAATTGAGCCATTGCAAGGAACCCGTTTGTATCCACCTTGTGAATTGGGTATTCAAACCATAAATCCACCGGTTTAAACTTCGGATATTCTCGGAGCGTTCCTTCCATTCGCCATGCAGTACATTGGCTAGTATCAATAGGAGCATCTTGAAGTTTATCCTCGTTCATGTTCTCGAGTTCAAGTTCTAGTAAGTCAAGTAATGCATCTGGATCACGAGCAAATACACCAGAACCAGATGCACGGTCCATAGACCGTTTACCAGTTTGGCTACCTTTTGAATGGTGATGACAATAAATGACGGCACATTTAAGTTCAGTACATACTTTGTCAAACTGATTACAGAAATTCGCCATTTGATCAGCACTGTTTTCGTCACCAGTTATGACCTTATAGATAGGGTCAATAATGATAGCCTTATAATTACGCTTTTGGGCTCTGCGGATAAGTTTAGGTGCCAATTGGTCCATTGGTAAGGACTTACCACGTAAATTCCATATGGATATGTTTCCAATGTTTGTTGGTGACTGTTCAAGGGCCTCATATACATCTTTAAAACGGTGTAAGCATGACGCCCTATCAAGTTCCAAATTGACGTATAGAACTTTGCCTTGCGTGCAGTCAAATCCAAACCACGGTCTACCTTCAGCAATGGAAATGCACAATTGAATTAATGCAAATGATTTGCCTGCTTTAGAAGGTCCAGCAATGAGCATTTTGTGTCCTTCACGAAGAATCCCTTCAATTAATGGCGGTGCTAGGTCTGGCATGTTATCCCATAATGCGTCAAGTTCTTCTGGTTCTGGTAAATCATCATTAACGGATGCGATCCATTCTTCCCATTCCTTATAGTTTTCTTTACCAATATTAGTTGCCATAAGAAATTGTGGTTTACCATCACGCATAACGCCCGGCATTCGAGATAATCGGCTAGGGTTACGATTCTTTTTATCTGGTTTAAAACCATTCTTTTGAGCAATGGAATATATAAAGTCAACACGCTTTCTGTATTCCTCGTATGAGTAAGCATCAACTTTAACGATGGCATGAATCGATTTACCACCACTAAACACCATAGCTGCAATTGGTAATTCTAATTGTTCAAGAATAGCTTTTTGTTTTCCAAGTGACATATTGTCAGATTCCAAGAGCATATACCGAAATGCGGTTACGTTATCATTCTTAACACCTTTACCATCAATCGGGTTAAATCGAATCCATGCGCCCATTTCTTTGTTAAAGCTGCCGAATACGTTTTCTAATTGTGTCGTACCGTTAATACCATCTATAATTTGTTGTACCGTACGGCTATAATTTCCCATCGTAGGGGACTGTTTACCGTCTGGTAAGGTAAATGTATTGACGACATATCCAACATATTCCTCTGGCTCAAATAACGTGGTCAAATAGGTAAGTATATCCCTTTTACGTTGCTCTAAAGGATAAGATTTAGGAATTGTAACATCTGATTCTTCAATCCAGTTCTTATCAACAACTTGATACTGTTCCGGAGTTGTGGCCAATACCATGGAGTCAAAACTTAATGCCTCATTATTTTCAAGCTTACGTTTTGATGTCCATCCATTTTCTTTTGCCATTTGCGTGATCGTGGCTCCGGTAACAAGCTTTCCGGTGTACCTACCAAATGACTCCCATTTAGCAGCACATTCGCCTTCATGGAATCGTTCTCCATCATCTGCAGACCATTCTTCCCATATAAACATAGGATAGCCCTCTTGATGGAGAGCAAGTCCTACATTTAACCATTCCTCATAGGAGCATTGGGCAGGGTCTATATATTCGAGTAGTTCTCGTAAATCAATTTTGCTTTCCATGTTAACTCCTTACCATTGAGGAACGAATTCTTCTACAGGTGGCTTGTATGTAGCAGGCACTATACCTTTAGGAATGCGCCAGCCACTAGCGCTAATACGGCTAATCATCTTAGAGGCTTGGTTATTGGTCCATGTTCCTACATTTTTAAAGCCTTTGTTTTCAAGAAATCTAATTTGTTTAGGGGTAGACAAGCCTTCTTCACGACGTTTTTGCAATCTATCAATGAGCATAGATGCCTTGCCAGCGTCTTCAATGTTGTCACCATTGATACCAAATTGCTCAAGAGTTTTCTTTTGACTATCAGTAATGGCGCTCATTTGCCATCCAAAGGCTGGTGTGTAATGAGTAAGGTCTTCCGCTTGAATTGAAAATTCAAATTGTAATGGATCAACAAGTTGTGCTTTTTTCTTACGCATAGCAGTAAGTTCTTTTGCAAGTGCCTCTTCACGTTGAGCCAATACATCAGATTCTGCATCCTTTTCGCATTCTTCAAGGTCCATTCCTTTTTCTTCAAGAATTTCCGTCATGCGCTTGGCCACGTCATCTGACTTAGCGATTAAATGAGCCGGTCTACATAATTCGTGACGTTCTACGTGCCATAGAAAATCTAAAATTAATAGATGATCTTTACCCGGTGAAAGACGTGTGCCACGGCCTATCATTTGACAATACAAGGCACGAGACCGAGTAGGACGTAATACAATAACACAATCAACGCTTGGACAATCCCACCCTTCAGTGAGCAGCATTGAATTACAAAGCACATTATATTTACCTTCAGCAAATGCTTGTGTAATTTCTGTACGGTCTTGGCTTTTGCCATTTACTTCAGCTGCTTTAAATCCTCGCTCGTTAAGAATTTCACAGAATCGTTGACTGGTAGCAATTAATGGTAAGAATACGACGATTTTTCTATCTCTGTATTCCATTAATTTGTTGGCTATTTCCTCTAAGTAGGGCTCCAATACCCTACCAATATCACCTACGGCAAAATCACCAGTTGAAATCTTAACAGATGAGATATCTAATGTGAGCGGTAATGTTTGTACCTTAATCTTAGATAAGAAACCCTCTTGAATGGCTTTAGGTAACGTATATTCAAATGCTAAACTTTCAAATACACGCCCTAAATTTTTCATATCCGAGCGATCTGGTGTAGCCGTTACACCTAAAACTTTTGCTTGGTCAAAGTAATTTAATATAGCTTGATAGCTACTAGATACAGCATGATGTGCTTCGTCAATGATAATGACATCAAAGTACGTTTTACTGAACATTGACAATCGTTTGTCTTTGCATAAGGTTTGAACTGAACCTACTATGATGCGGTCCCATTGTCCAATACATGTATGTTCAGCCTTTTCCATTGCAGTTGTAAGCCCTGACGCACTCATAATTTTGTCAGAGGCTTGCTGCAATAGTTCTTCACGATGCGCAAGGATAAGAACACGCTTACCCCTGCGAACCGCTTCCTCAGCAACTTTGGCAAAACAAATTGTTTTACCTGTACCAGTCGGAAGAACCAACAATGTTTTATTAACCGTTTCCCATTCATGCCATATCGAGTCTACAGCTTGTTGTTGATACGGTCTAAGTTCCATTAGAATGCACCGTATCCATTTGCTTGAGCATTAGGGTTAGCAAAACACTTTTTAATTTCGTTACGAACGCCATTATTGCCGTCATTTTTTACATAGCCTTGTTGTGTTAATTCACACATAGCGGATTTACCCATTAATTGGTCAGGGTCCGGATTGTAATTTTCACCTTTTTTAGCTAGTCCTACGGCCATAAATAGTTCTGTAACTTTCCAGATTGTAGATTTCGTATAGAATAAGTTGTGAATCAATTTTGTTTTACCTTGATCACCACCATCTACTTCGAGTGTAATTTGAGCCTGTGGACAAGATGGCAACTTGCTACCTTCTTTAGGTTCATAAAATTTCTTTGCTACATCTGTGATTACAAATGGATAAGAACCAGCTTCAAGTAACGTATATTCACGTTCTTCCGCTAGAATAGGTTGGTCAAATGAATATACTTCTTCTGCTTTACCGAATGTTTCAAAATTGCTTTGTGCTGTCATAATAATTAATTTCCTTTCTTAATTGCTTCAACAATATTTGGCCAGAATGGGATAATCCATCCATTAACAAATTCTGGATCATAATTTTCAAATGGTGTACCAGCTGGATACTTACCACGAGCGATAACTACAGATTGAATTTGTTCTAATTTAATTCCATCCTTAACCATTAAGTCTTTTAATGGTTTAGGAATAGCCGTTTCAACTAATGGTGTTTCGTTCTTGTTTGTATCAACAGCTTCCTGTGGTGGTGTTATTACAGGTTGTGTTGTAATAACTTCCCCAATTTGTTCCTTAGTAGCATTCATTACCTCTGTAGCATATTCATTATTAGCGGCTTGTGCTAATTCTTGTGCTGCAGCAGTTGGTAGTACATCATCTGGAATAACATGAGCGATTTGACTATATTCAAATGGCATCATATCTGGTAATCCATGACGATTTTTAGCATCCCATGCGGGGTTATGAGTAGCGTACATTAAACGCTTACCATTGGTTGCTTTCTTTTTGTTTGTTTGAGTAGTAATGATTTCGTTTTTATAATTGGCAAAGAGTACCATGTCCGCCCATTCTTTAATAAGTGGAGAGGTTTGACTGCCTGTCTTTTTGCCAAGTTTCAATTCAAAGCGATCATAGGCTCCTAATTCATCTGGCTGTTCAAATTTACGAATTTGAGCATGAGCAGTAAGCACTACGTTCATACCTGCGTTAATAACTTCATCAAGCAGATTTAAGAAACGCCCCATTTCTTCACGGACAAATACATAACCGTTGCCATAACCAAAGTCTTCAATACCAGATTTATTATGTTTCGCACAAATAAATTCAACACATAACTGTTCCGCCCAGTCGATAGTGTCAATGACTAAAGTCCGATAGAACCCCGGCATTGTTGCAAATTCCTTAACAAAGGAAATAAGCATTTGCCATGATGTAGGCTTATCTGTACGAGCCACATCTAAATGGTCTGTGCTGCCCTCTGTATCAATAAATACAGGCGAGGGGAAATGACTGGCGAAGGTTGTTTTACCAATCCCCTCTGTGCCATACACAACGACCTTCTGCGCTCGTTTTCGTTTACCTGTTGTAATATTCATTAAAAATCACCCCATTCATTTTCAGGTTTAGTTTCATTAACTGGTGCTGCCACATTACTGTACTCTTCACCTTTGATGTGTCCATCTTCAATAATGATGGAGCATTCATCTTGGTTATTAGTAACACGAGTTGCAATGACTTGTAGGCCTTCCGATTCAAGCCATGCACCAAACTCTTTCATAGTGTCTACATCCATTTGTTCGAGTTTATCCATAAGCACAAATCCACACTTAGGATTTAAAGCTCTAACAATGGCCGTAGCCACTTTTAGCTGCTCAGCACCGCTCATGCAGTCCCATTGACGATCATTGTAAATAAGAACGCCATCTTGAATAGATAATCCCGGCAAAGGCATTTGTACGGATTCAAGCAGTTTATTTTTATCTTGTCTGATGGTTTCAAGTTCACCAGTCAAGTTGTCATAATCTGCTTTATAATCAGCGGCTTCCTGCAATGCCCTTGCACGTTCTTGATTAGCACGTACCTTTTGATTAATGGCATCTACATTTTTGATTTGCTCCTCGAGTTCAGCCGTAGATTCATCTTCGAGGTCTTTCGCTGCCGTTGTTGCGATGTCGTAATCTTCCGCTAATTGTGCTTGTTTAGCTTGCAATTCTTCGAGTTTCTTTTGTGCTTCATCAACCAAGTTATTAACAGTAACCATTTGAGCTTGAATGGCCGACACATTGTTCCGCTTTTTTTGGTTCTCTGCATTTTTCAATAAGATGGTTTGTTGTTGTTGGATAAGTTCGGATGCGCTAATTGGTTCAAGTGGTACATCATCATAACCAACTAACTCTTTAGCGTACTTGTCTTTCTGAGTGGCAATTTGCCCTATAGAATGACGTTTTGCATATACCTCTTGGTGTTTACCTTCGAGTTTGTTCAATTCGTCTTCTACGCCCAATAATTTTAATAATTCTTGGGCCTTTTCTTTGTCACTCATTTCCATGAATTTAGGAAGGTCTAAGGCTAATTGTCCAATAAACCCATCTAAAATACGTTGACCAGATTTTTTGCCTTCTGGATCTATGACTTTTAATGTGCTGCTATTACCACTACGTGTAACCACTAGACCATTGGATAGCTTAACTTCTAATTTAGGTGGATTATAACTTCCATCACGTACTGCACTAGATGGTTCAAATTTCGCACCACCTAGTGTCCAAGCAATAGCATCAAGGATAGATGTTTTCCCTTGTCCGTTCTTTCCACCAATAATGGTTAACCCATTAGGTGATGGTTCATAAGAAACGGCTTTAACACGCTTTACATTTTCCAGTTCGAATGAGTTTATTTTTATAGATTCCTTCATGTATTTGCTCCTTATTCTTGAGTACCAGCCAATAACAAGTAATTGGTTAATTCAGATTTAATTGAATCGGTTTCAGATTTGATAGCTTCTTTAATATAACGATTCATGATTGGACAAGATAACTTGAATGATAATTTATCCCCTTCGTTTTTAGGTTTAATGATGTCTAATTGCACTTCAACTTTTTGAGTGAATTGGCTTTCATTAAGAATGACCATGTTTACGAAGATAAAGCGAGGCATCTTTAAAGTACCTTCCGCTTCTTTTACTTTGATGCTCATAACATAGTTGTCATCATCAGTTCTAGTAAAATCGCCTTCCGTTTGTGTTACGTATTTGAAGTTTCTAACAGCAATTAAAAGCTTTTCGTAATCTTCGATTTCATGTTCATGAATTCGGAGTAAATCAAGCATTTCTTTTTGTGTTAAATTTAGACCAAAGATGGAATCCCATTCTTTAAACTGTTCGCTTTTTTGAAATGCGTATACGATTTTGTCTTGCGTACGATCTGTTACGGTACAGTCTGTTACTGCTACGACCTTTTTGTCTGAATATGTAATAACAGATGTTTTAGGGTCTCCCTTAGCTTTTACACCTTTAACAAATGATTCAGCGCTACTAAGTTCATATCTAAATCCGTTATATTGAAATACGTCATTGGCTTCACCATGACGAATAATCACTTCACCATTTTCTGTTTGTACATTCAAGTTAAATTTTTCTTCCATTGTGTTAACCTCTCTTTTCAGTAGTTGAATTAAATGTTAGGACTTCTAATTGCGGCTTTTCGTTGACATCAACTTTTACTGTGAAGTCGTCCGCATAAGAACCAATAGCACGACGTGAGATAGCTGGTAATGTTGATTTAATATTGTAACCAAGTTCTACGATGGTATCGGTATCTGGAACTCGTAACATTTCAATATTAATAGTGATTTTAGCTTTTTGACCTTTTGAGATTTTTCGTAATGCATCTTTGTACATTTCCTCAAATTCAGCTTCTAACTTTCCATCACAAATATTAGTTAGATTTAAAATTTGTTGTTTTTCATTCATTTGTTTTCTCCTTTTCAAATATATTAAGTAACTCATTTAAAAGAGCCATTCCTTTTCGTTTTTCACACATATCTTTTTCGGCTTCTAAAAATGCTACAAATTGCGTAGTATTAAGATTTTTATGCCCAAAGTTATGAGCAGCTGCAGCCAAAAGCGTGGTAACTTCTAGTACTCCGTCATTAAATTCATCTTTATTTAAGATAAATTCCATATCATGACCGCCATTTTCTTTAGGTGTTAATATGATTTCGATTTTTTTTTGCATTTTTCTCCTCCATGGTATAATTACCTTAGGTATAATTTGCCTACGCCCGCTAGTCTTTCCAATTGCTATTAGCGGGCGTTTTCATTTTCGTATACATTGGCGGATACCCAAATCAGTCCACCAATAATGACTTGTAATAGAAATTGGAAAAACCCAATTCTATCAATTTCTAGGCTCCCCATGGATCCCATAATCCATATGAAAGCAGCCCATTTTAAAGCAGTAATCACAACTTCAACTCCCCTCCTACCATAACCAGTAATTCACTGGTTATTTTTCTTATAGTATTTTTAAGTTTTTCGTTTTCTTTAAGTAAGCTATCACGCTCCTTTTCTAACTTTCTGTATTGTAGTGGGCTGTATTCGTCTACGATCCCCACAAGTGCCTCAACTTCTTTTTTGTTAAAGCGGACGCCCGGAAGCCCTTTTACTTCACGTAGGATGCCACGCTCCCTAAGGTTGTTGACGCTGCTTTCACTGCATTGAAGCAGTTCTGCAACATCTTTTATTGTGTAAACAAGTGGACACATTGCTATTCTTCATCCACATAAATAACACGTGCACCTTTAACTGGAGTACTGCTATTATCTATTTCATTAAGAACTGTACAAGAACTATAGATGGCTAAATCAAAACTAGAGCCAGTTAACGTCATTTGTTTTTTTAATGCTTGTGTAATTGCTTTAACATGTGGTAAAAGAGCATCTTCAAAGTCGAATGGCGCTTCTTCAACTGGAGCATTCACTTCTTTTAAATCCGGATATTTTTCATCTAGTACTTCATACTGTCTAATTAGCTCTGGAAGTATCTGTGGTGTAGATCTTGATTCAATAATGTACAATATGTACTTTTTTAAACGTTTTTTAATTTCTTGCATAATATGCCTCCATTTTTGACATTCTATCTGCTTCACGACATTCTCTAATTTTGCCGTGGATAGATTTCTTATAAAGTTGGTTTGTATGCCGCTTTGCGAAATAATCTTTAATGATCTTTCGCCAGTACTCGGCATACTTAGCATTGCGACCTGCCCAACCGAATACAGTCGATGTGTTTCCATAGACTTTATTGGCTACTAACAGGTCTTTTCGATTTTGTACTAGCATTTAAACCACCGCCTATTAAGAAATCGGATTAAAGCAACGACCATATACGTTTTGATGAGAACCCGGCTTTCCGTAGTGTCTACGAAGCACGTCAGATTCGTTTTCACGAGCCTTATTTATGGCTTCATCCTGAAAACATTCCCAACCATAGTTAGTAATATTTTCTATCCCCCATATCTCCCGTTTGTAATCAAGTTCGTCATTCATTACAGTTAAAAAACTATTGTTTATGGCATCATTAAATTTTCTGTTGATGAACTGTTTCATGATTTTTTTCTCCTTTTTTCTACTTAAAGTAGACTAATAAGGCAAAAGAATATCATCCATAGTGACGGAATATAATCGACACAATTCATTCAAATTTCCATAATCAATTTCTGTTTTTCCATTTTCCCAGTTATTGATTGTCACTTTGGATTTCTTCATTTTCCTTGCTACTTCCTCTTGCGAAAGATTTGCATTAACTCGAGCAGCTTTTAAAGAAATTTTCAATCGCTTCAATGTATCCCTCCTTCCTTTGATTATTAGTATAGTTTACTAAAAGTAGAATGTCAATACTAAAAGTAAACTTTTTTATAAAATAGTATTGTATTTTACTACTTTAAGTATTAATATATAGATACGCAGGAGAGGAGAATAGGAGCTTATTATGGATTCTAATTACAAGAGAGTGTTTGCTCAAAACCTTAGCAATTTATTAGCAGCAAACAAAAAGACACAAGCGGATTTAGTAGCTGATTTGAAATTAAACAAATCAACTGTTTCAACATGGGTTAACGGAACTAAGATGCCTAGAATGAACAAAATTGAACAGTTGGCTCATTACTTTGGTGTTGAAAAGTCAGATTTAATTGAAGATAAGTCAGATGTAAATGATTCGTATTACATAGATCCTGAAGTAGCGGAATACGCCAATAGATTAAAGGATAATCCAGACATGCGATTGTTGTTTGATGCAGCTGAAGACATGTCAAAAGATGATATTGATTTTGTAGTTAATTTAATTGAGGGGTTAAAGAAACGCGAGGGGAAATAAAATGAATAAGAAACAGATAGCCTTATTTATAGTATTGATTATTGCTATTATTGCACAAAGTATTTATATTGTTACACTCACGCAAAGAGTCGATAATCTTTCCAATGCAGTTTCTAATATTTCTTTTAATAATGATTCAGATAAGTTATCTAAACGTATAGACGAGATAGAAAGTAAAATAGCATCATTCAGTGATGATTTACATTCTCTAAGTAATAATATTGATGATAATACAGCTGAAATAGTATCTATAAAACGACAACTATCTGATGTTGTTTATAAAATTAATAGTTTAATTAGTGATATAAACTTATATATTTTGTCACGATGACTAATTCTATTGGGGAGGGGTATGGTTATGTCTATCAATTTGATTTATACGCAATTAAAGAAAACACAAACAGCAGTAGTACGCCTTAATGAAGATGGCAGCCATTCTATACTGGTTAATTTAAATAAGCCTTTTGATGCTCAACGAGTTAGTGTACTACACGAATTAGGACATATCAAACACGATGACTTTCATTCTGAAAAACATATCAATCTAATAGAACGGATCGCTCATGATAGAGAATTAGATGAAGATATCGATGAGGAATTCTTTTATCACGTGGTTAATAGCAAGGATGTGTAACCATGCAATACAACTTTACCATTCGTAAAAAAGATGGCAATTATCAAATAATTGTTAGCTATAAAGACGGCATAAAATGGAAACAAAAGTCCAAACAGGGTTTTGCTACTCAAAGAGAAGCAAAACTTTATGGGCAAAAAATTGTTGAGGAACTAAAAAAGACTGTCACCAATCCGCTTGATGACAGTTTAAAAGATATAACACTTATCCAGTTTTTTGAGATATTTATCAATGAACATATCAATTCAACTAAGAACACATTAATTACATATAAAAATGCATTAAATGTTGTTGATGCACTAAAAGATAAAAAACTCTCAAGAATTACAACGCAAGATATACTACATCAATTCAACAAATCTATATATGCAATCGCAACAATAAACCTTGCTTATAGAGTGTTAAACATGATATTTAATTATGCTATATCGCCATATAAAATAATTCGTGAAAATCCTTGTAAACCTATAAAGCCACTTAAACAACGTGATGTAAAAAAAGTATCCGTCATTACAACCGAGGAATTACAACGATTAGATAATTTAGAAAACATCAACTACCTTTATTATGTATTGTTTATGGTGGCTAGATATACAGGTGCGAGATATGGTGAAATAATAGCCATAACATGGAGTGATATTGATTTCGATAACAAAATAATTTCGATAAACAAACAATGGGTGGCACTAGGAAATAAGCAATTTGATTTCTCCTATACAAAATCAACTAATGGAATAAGGACTATACCTATACCACCTGTATTACTTGAGATACTAAAAACGTACAAAGATGTATGTACAACGGATCGGTTATTCAATTTTAGACGAAGTAATACTACTACACCGAATAGGATATTGCAGAAATACATTCCAGAAAAATCAATGCACGCTTTTCGTCATACATACGCTACTACATTGTTATCAAACAATGTCGATGTTAAAACCGTAGCAAGCCTATTGGGTGATACGGTCGATACGGTTATTCACAATTACATTCATTATACAGATGAGATGAGAATAAAAGCTGCGGAAAATGTAGCTAATATTTTTGGCTAATTATTTTTGACGATTTTTTGATAAATAAAACAAAATCCTAGTAATATCAATGGTTATTATGGGTTTTATTAATATCTTTTATTATAACACATATTGCAGGCCATCAATACAGCAACGAACGGTATTTCTC